GAGCCGTCACGTCGCGCGCCTCGGAGGTCGAGATAAAAAACCCTTCGACGTAGTCCCCCGCCGATAGCTGTTGGTACGTGACCAGCTGAATCCCGCCGATGTTCGTATGGCCCGTGCCGCGTACCGTTTCCAACAACGTGCCGGTCGCGTTGTTCCCGGCCGCGTTGAGCCGAATGTTTATGCCCATGGCGTTATGGTTCGCCGCGTCGGCGTCGTGCTGGGCTTTGAACGAAATCATGTAGATGCCCCCGAGCCCCGCCGGCACGATGAGCCGCGAGTTGTTCGTGACGGTGTCGTGGTAGGCATCGGTATCGAATAGCTCGGTGTTGAATGTCACCACGTCGGTGTTCCCCGACGGCACGGTTTGGTTCGCGGATTTGTACACCGATACGCCGTGGGCCGTGTTCAAAAAATTGAGGTTGTCGCGTACGTGCGTGTTCAGCATGGCCGCGGTCACAACCTCGGAGGTTGTCCACGTCCTCGGGTTCGTCCACGCCATCTAACGCCCTCCTAGTAGCCCAGGTCCGTCGTCGAGCCGAGCACCCCGTACGTCGCATCCGCAAGTATCCACGGGATTGCATCCAACGCGGGGACCAAGTTTAGGGTCCCCCGGATTTGGGCCAGCTGCTCGACGGTCTGGTAACTCACGCCCTCGGTGATCGCCGTGATGGTGATGGCCGAACCCCCGCCGGGGGGCCGGCGGGTGACCGTGAGCCGACGCCCAATCTCGGAGGTAAACAGTTCGGTTGTCCGGGTGGGTTGGGTGCTTGAATTGATCGCGACCAGGGTTTCGGGGCGCAGCGCCGGCGCCTTGTATCGCAAGAGGTAACCGGATGCGCGGTCGTTGAGTTGGTTTTGGTCCCCCAGGATGCCCCCGTCGGTTTCAAGGATGCGGGGCCCGTAGGTCGTCGTGGCCCCCGCGTCCGACGCGACCGCATCCGTGAGCCCGGGGGCGGTCGCGCGAACCTCGGTGTACAAGTCGGCGTCGTCATAGGCAAAGGTGAGCCCGGAATATTTCAACTCCGCCGAAGAGTCGCCCCACGACGCCGCGGCGCTCACGTCATCCATGAGGTCGGCCGCAGAACGGAACCGCAACACCCCCGCACCGGTGGCGAACAGAATCCCGCCGTCGGTGTTTTCGGCCAGCATGAGCAACGTCCCGAGCGCCGTCCCCGTGGGTTCGTAGCGTTGGGTCATGTACGTGGAAGCCCCCAGCGACCGCAGCCCCGCCGGCCACCCAATCGCGTCAAGCACCGCGGCGATTGCGCTATCGACGGATTGCGGGACCAGCGTCCCGAGGTTGGCCGCGTAGTGGGTCGCGATTTGCGCCGCGGCGAGCGGGTAGGTGTACAACGCGACGTGGGCAATCCGGGTGCTGGCGGATTGCCCCACGGCGAGGATGCTCGCAAGCGCGCCCCCGGTACCGTCCGGGGTCGGGGTGGTGATCGATTCCAGATAGACCCCGTTCGTATACACGTCCACGTTCGTCATCGCGGTTCGGACCATCGCCACATGTACCCACGTGTTCGTCGCGATGGTGTTGGTCGTGAACACGTTCGCGCCCGTGGCGAGGTGGACATACAACTTATCCGCGGTCGCGCTCAACCCCACATGGGCGAACTCATTGGAGTTTGCGTCGGTCATACGAACCAGCTGTTGCGTCGGCGTCGCGGTCGAATCGTTGTACAACCAGAATTCGACCGTCCACAGGTTTAGAAATTCCTTTTTGGCCGCGGGGTCAAGCGCGGAGTTTTGATAGGCCGTAAACGTCCCGCTTGCCCCGGCCGTGATCGCCGTGCCCCCGCCGTAAAGCGGGCCGGCGGCGACGGTCGCGCCGGTCGATTCAAAGTTTGGGAGATTGCCGTCCGAACCGTATGATCCGCGGTTCACAAGCTCGGGAACAACCAGCCCCTCATCGAGCGGGAAGTAGTGGCGCGGGTCATCCCCCAACACCGCGGCTTGGTAGGACCCGACGTCAACTAGGTTGAGCACTTTGAACGCATCGACCACGTGAACCTCGCACACCGCATCCCCGAGCCCCAGCGGGGCGGGGCCGGACCATTGTTGGCCCCAGTCCTCAACAAACCCGCGGAACAAATCGTACGTCGAGCCCTCGGTGGCGCGTATGCGAAGGTGCCGCATCGGAACGACGTTGGGGTAATACGGGCCGGCGGTGTTCGAAGGATCGAAGCGCCGGTCGCGGTTGTCGAGCGTCACCGACGCTTCGCCGGCTTGCATCCTCCCGAGTTCGTGGGACCGTCCCCGGCGGGTGGAGAAATTTCGGACGTATGCCGTGACGTCCGTCCACGTCGCGGGCGTTCCCAGGAGCGGGGTAGCGAAATCGACTTCGACCGTGTAGGTGACCGTCACGACAACCCCAGCACCCCAGAGCGCCGTTTGGATTTCAGCAACGCCTTTTGCACCGCTTCGGCTAGGTCGTGCTCCGCGATGACCGAACCGGAAACATAGACGTTGACCGCCCCCCATCCCCCGCCGACCCCGGAGAATCGCTCGCCCTCATGCACGACCGCCAACCCCGTTCGCGCCACGGTGCCGCCGTACATGAGCGACGGTACGTAGGGGATGCCGAGCCCCGACCAATCGAAGTCGATTTGTCCGGGGCCGGGGGGGTTGATATGCACGTGGATTTGTACCGCGTTGAGGGCTTGGATCATCCGGTTGATAACCCCGACGACAAGGTTAACCGCAGCCTTTGCCCCGTCGACCAGCCAACCCCACATCTTCCCGCCGGCGCGCGCGAGCTTGCCGCCGAGCCCCGCGAAAAACCGAATCTCCGCGGCCCAAAACCCGGTGATAAACCGCGCCGCGGCCCCCAGCCAGTTTTTGATCGCGTTGTACACCGCGGCGAACGCCCGGCCCACGACGCCGGCGATGGCGCTTACGGCTTTGACCACAAACCCGATGGCCGCTATCCATAGCTTGAAATACCCGACAACGAGTTTCACGACCGTCCCGATGGTTGCCTTGATAAACCCCCACACGACCCCGACCGTTGCCTTGAGCACCCGCATGATGTCGTCGGCCAAACCGAAGTGCTTCACGAGTAGGACGATGATCCCGACCACCGCGGCAATCGCGACGATGATGAGCCCGATGGGGTTCGCGGTCATGGCGACATTCCACAACCATTGTGCAGCGGTAACCGCCCCCAGCGCGGCGACCGCCACCCAATGCGCGGCGGCCATCGCAAGGGTCGCGGCCGTCTTTGCCGCGGTGATCGCCGCGAACACAATGCCTTCGGAGTTGGCGAGGGACGTGGCGACGTTGTTCGCGATGAGCGCGACCGTGACCGCGGCGACCGCGCCGGCAACGACCACCAGCGCGGCGGGGTACTTCGTGAGGAACCCGAAAAACTTTGTCGCCAACCCGAGCACCCCATTGATCGCCGGGGCCAACACCCCACCGACCGACTCGGCAAGGTTCCCCATCGCAACCGACATCGCCGCGCTCGACGTTTTCCCCGCGGCCGCGGAGCCTTTGAACTCGGAGGAAAGCTCCTTCAAGATGACCTTTTGCGCGCCGACCGTATCGCCCGCGTCGGTCATGGTTTGAATTTGCTTTTTCTGCTGCTCGGTGAACGTGACCCCGACCCGCGACAACGCCGAGATACCCGCGACCGGATCGTTCAGCGCCTTACCCAGCTGGATCGACGCCGACTTCATGTCGACCGCGCCGCCGGATGCCGCAGCCATCCCCGCCGCCATGTCCAGCGCGGCGGTCGATGCCTGATTGAAGATGTCGTTGCCGGCGCCGGTTTCGTTGCGGATGTTTTTGAACGTGAGCAGCATATTTTCGCCGGACTGAATCACTTCGTCGTCAATGGCCGACTTTTCCGACAACGACGTCGCGAGGTCGCCGACCTGATCCGCAGTGACGTTCGCGGCGTTGCCGGTCGACTTGAGGACCGCGTTCGTTTGGGCAACGACCTTTTCCGATTCCTCAAATTGCCCGAACGCATACGCGGCGCCGGCCCCCAGCGCGGCGAGCCCGACCAACGCCGTCTTTGTCCCCGCGGTGAACTTGGTGGTTTTGGCGTCGACCTCAACCGTCAACGTGCTAATTGTTGGCATCGTCCACCAACGCCCTTAGCTCGCCCATGCCCTTGGTCAACTCTTGATCCGCCGTGAGGTCGCGGTACCACGGGGGCATGAAATCGCGCATGGAGTAGCGCGCGCCTTTGTCGGAATATGCTTTCGCGAGTAGCAACGACACTTGAGCGAACCCGGCATCGATTCGCTCATGCACGAGTATCGAACCGAAAACCCGTTCGTATGCTTGCCACTCAATGAGTTCGCCCGCGGTCATCGTTTCCCCCACCACCTCAACCGGCAGCCCCAGGGCGAGCGCTACGCGGAAGAGTTGGCCGCGTCCGGGGCTTGTACGAAACCCGCCATCGCCTCATCAAGTTCGTTGGTCGATAGCCCGTTGAGATGCGCCGCCTCCTGAAACACCCGCATGATAATGGGCCAATCCTCCGCGGCGAGTTCGGCGAAATCGTCATCCGTGAACAGCCGCGCGCCGTCCTCATCCACCAAGGAATGAACCAGCACCTTCACCGGCATATCGGCTTGCTCGGTTCCTTCGGCCAGCTGCATTTGATCCTGCGCCGATAGCACCCGAATGAACACGTCGCCGCCCCACTCGGGGACTTCGAACCGATGGGGCTTGCGGTCGCGGCGCGCCGCAAGGATTTGTTCGCGGGTAAGTCCCAATGCATCCTCCTACGGGGTGTCGGTCACTCCTGGGTTGAGAATCTTGACGGTGCCCTCGCCCTTCATAACCCCATCAAGGTCGCCGCCGCGGGCCCACTTTGTAACCAGCCCGGGAAACGCGATATCGAACGTGGACGCGGCATGGTTCATGCCGAACGTCACGGGGACGCCAGCGTTATAGGCCGACTTCATGGCGAGATGCCCGGCAAGGATGGGGTCGAGCGCGACCTCAACGTCGACCTCGGACCCGTCCTGTTGGCCCACAACGTAATCCTTCCACGCATCGCCATAGGCGGATGCATCGATGAGGTCACGTTGTGATCCTGCCGTGCCGAGCGACGTCACTTGGCCGACCGCGGTGAACTTCGCGACCGTGCCGGCGGTGACGTTCGTGGTGTGATCGAACGACGCCCCGCCGAGCGTTGCGGAAACCGCGAACACGGTGGTCGTGAGCCCCGCCGCGATGACGTAATAACGCTTACCCGTGACCAGCCCCGCGCCACCGGTGAGCGTCCCGAAAAACACCGCATCGCCGGCAACGAACCCGTGCGCGACCGAGGTCGTGAACAGGTCGGTTGACGCCACCGATGTCAAGGTTCCCGCGACGTTCGGGGCCGCGATGTAGAAAACCAAATCTCTTCCGGCGTACTTCGTCACGTCTACTTACCTCCTAGCGCCGCGCGAAACACGGCAATCATGGTCGCTTCGACTTCGTGAGCAGCCGACATCGCCGCGGCCGCGGCGAACGGTTCTACATACAGCGCGTAAGGGGCGTCGGCAACCGCGCTCGATGAGTCGGCATGAATAGATGCGCGGAGCTTCCCGGTATCGACCGGCGCCTTTGCTTGCATCGCCCGCGCCACCGCTTGCGCCCCCGCGTTTTCCGCCGAACCCGACGCGGCGGCGATTTTCAACCCCGCGACCTTGATCGCGAGTTTGGTTTTCTGCATGCTGGTTGCCGTGAATCCCATTGGGGGGATTATCGCCCTTCACTCGGGTGTTTCCTAGCCTTGCTGGGTTTCGATCAGAATAGCCCCCGAGGCAACACCCCCCGCGGTGGGCCCCTCAACAGATTCGGCAAGGACCGTTCCCGCCGGCGCACCGCCCGCGACCGCGCCCGCGACCGTTTCAAGCTCAAGGGTCACCGGCGCCCCGCCCGCAAGTTGGGCCCCGGTCAAGGTCAACACCCCGCCCGCCGGCGCCCCGCCCGTATGAACCCCTTCGAATGTTTCGATCAGAACATCGGCGGAGATAACCGCCAACCCGACGGTTTGGCCGGCGAACGTGATGAGCCCCGCGCCGGTTTGGATCGTGACCGACCCCGCGCCAATGGTGATCGCCCCACCGGTGAACGTGATCGATCCCGCGATGACCGATTGCGCTTGGCGCATCCCGACCGCTTGGCCCGTGAACGTGATCGCACCGGCGGTCGCCCCCACCGATACCTTGAGCCCAATGGTCTGCCCTGCAAAGGTTATCGCGCCCGCGCTCGAGCCGATCCCAACGCGGAACGCGACCGCTTGCCCCGTGAACGTGATCGTTCCCGCGGTCGCCGCGACCGTCACGACCAGCCCCGTCGGTTGGCCCGTGAACGTGATCGCGCCGGCCGTGGAAACATTGACCGACGTGGCCCCGCCGAAGCTCACCGTTTGGCCGGCGAACGTGATCGATCCCGCGATGACCGCTTGGGTTTGGCGGAACGCGACCGCTTGCCCCGTGAACGTGATCGCGCCGGCGGTGACCCCGAGCCCCACCGACAACCCGACCGGTTGACCCGTGAACGTGATCGCCCCGGCGCTCACGCCCTGCGCTTGCCGCAACCCCACCGCCCCGCCGGTGAACGTGACCGCCCCCGCGGTGACCGGGAGCGCGGAAACCACCCCCACCGATTGCCCGGTGAACGTGATCGCGCCCCCGGTGACGTTTTGGGTCTGGCGGAACGCGACCGCTTGACCCGTGAAGGTGAGTTGCCCCGCGGTCGAAACACTCGCGATGGTGGCAACGGTCGTCGTGATCGTTTGCCCGGTGAACGTGATCGCGCCGGCGACCACGTTTTGGGTCTGCCGGAACGCGACCAGCTGCCCGGCGAACGTGATCGCCCCCGCGGTGAGCCCGAGCCCTAGGCGCATCCCCACGGTTTGCCCGGTGAAGGTGATCGCGCCGGCGGTCGATACGTCGACCGTCGTCGCGGTAGACGGCACCTTGACTTCGAACGCGATGACCCCGCAATTTTTGGTTGCGGTAGCGATGACGATGCCCGGGGTGGTGTCCGACCACGTTAGCGAGTAGCCGGTGAAAATCCCGTTCGTCGGTGTGCCGATGCCCGAGTCGCGCGACTGGGTGATCCCCGCCTTGCCGTCAACCGCCGCGTTGTTCGTGCTCGACCCCGCGGAAACATAGACCCCGCTCCCCGATTCGAACGCCCCGAGCGCCGGGACGTTGAGCGCGCCGCCGACGGCGATTGAATCGGCCGCGTTGTGCCCGGGGGTGCCGACCGCCAACGATCCGTTTGTGCCCCCGGTGCGAACCCCGGAAAACTCATCGACGACGATGCAGCATGACGTCTGCGATGCGGGGAAGGTGACCGTTAGCTGCGCCGACGTCGGGGATGCCGACACCCCGCGCCAAACGGAAACCTTTTGAATGGGCGATGCGACGGTGTGCTGCGTCTGTTCGTCAATCTGGGTGAACGTGATCCCGTAGCCGACAACCGAGCTTGGGGTATCGGGGGCCGAAGCTTTGGTGTTGGTGACCGTCACCAAAATGAGCGCGTTGGCGCCGGGGGTGATCGCCCCGCTGCCGTTGTAGGTCGCGACGTTAGACGTCGATGTGGTTATGTCGCGCTGGGTGAGTGCGAGGGCCATTGGCCCCCCGCTACGTCACGGTTGCTTGAAACAGCCCGTTAGCCCCGGTGGTGATGAGGAACGTGTTCCCGGTCGTGATGGTCTGCGCCCCGCAATCGATGTATCCGATGAGCGGTTTCACGGGTGGGCCGGTTGAAACGGTGTCGTCGTGAAAGGCGCAGTGCTGGAACACCAGCGACCCACCCGACGCGGTCCACGTCACCGTGGTGTCGTCCATGTCAAACGTCGTGATGTTGCCGGTTGCGTTGTATGACACGGTTTTTGTACCAATGGCAATCCCGTTCGCGGTGTACCCGTTGGCGGTTGAGAGTTCGTTGGTTGCATCGGCGAACGCTTCATTGGTGTCAATGTTCGGGGTCCATGTGGACGTGTGCAACGTGGCCCGGATCGCATCCGAGAGGAAGTCCATTTGGCCGGCATCGCCGGATGCTTCCCCGCCGAACATATTCGCGGGGAGCTTCCCGAACGGTTGGAATGTCGCCACCTAACTCACGTCCCCTCGGTGGAGTAGTAGCCGAACCGCTCGATGTCGTGGGTCGGATCAGCCGAGCAAATCCCGACGAAATGGTAGGACTGCTCGCCCCGATATTCGTTGCGGAGCGTCATCGGCGCGTGGCAAATTGGGCAACCGCCGTTGGCGGTGTCGTTGTCGATGCGTTCGTGCGAGCGGATGTCGCCCTTCGCGGTTTCGAAATCGTGCTTGGCCCGGTCGAAGTTTGACCGGTCCTCGGGCTTGCCTCTTCGGAGTGTCATCGCGTCCCCCATCATGCCACGGCAACGGTTGCGAACGTGTTCAGGAACAGCTTTTCCTCGGTGGTGAGAAACACCGCCGGCGTCGGCCCGCGAACCTCTTGGGACTCCATGCCGAAGGTTTCCGGGTTGCCTCCCAATGCTCGCGCGGCGACCTCTAGCGCGATGGCCTTAACCCCGAGCATTTCGTCCGACCCCACCGCGTAACCCGAATCGTAGGTGATGAGGATGGGGCCGGTATCCCAAACCGTGAAATCGTCGCGGGTGACGTGGCCCCAACGCGACCACGTGAAATCGGTGAACGCGACCCCGTCGACCGTGACCGACGAAACCGCGGTGACCGGTCGCTGGGTGAGGACGATACGCGCCAACCATAGGTCGCCCGCGTAGGACTCCTGCCGGCCCGTGGTCGCTTCCAAGTCCTGTTGGCAGTAAAGCCGGATGGCGGTCGAAGCATGGCCCAGCATGGCCGTGCCGCGGGCGCCGAGTGGGGAAACCCCCATGAAGGTTTCAAGCTCGGCGACCGCGGCAAAGTCGGCCAACTACTTCCCCTTCGGCTTTGCTTTGGGCTCGGCCTTGGGGGGCGCGGGGTCGCGCGGGTCAAACTCGCCCTTGGGAACGGTGATGACCGGGGGGGTGTCCCATACCCACTCTTCGACGTCCCCGACCGTTTCGTAATGTCCCTGTTCGGTCATCGTCATCACGTCCCAAACGTGACGCCCGTGAGCGCGCCACCGGTGCGAACCACCCCGACCGATACCGACGTGACCTGGTTATAGGTGATGTTCACCCGCCCGCCCGTGGCGCCCGCGGCGCCCGATAGCGGAAGGACGACGTTTTGCGTGGTAAACGGCCCGTAGGCCACCCCCGCAATCGTGATCGTGGTTGGGGTCGCGCCGACCGTTCCGACCAGGAACGTCGGGGAGGACCAACCCCCGGCCCCGTAGCCCGTTTCCGCGGTATCCCCGCCGCCCGCTGCGGCCGCGATGGTATACGCCCCGCCCGCGGCGCCGAGGTTCTGAGTTGCAAGTGCGGCCATGGTTCCCCCTTTGAAGTGGACCGGGGCCCGCCAAGTGGGCCCCGGTCCTAACCCCTTACGTGATGCGGATACCCGAGAGCCCGACGGGCCGCAGCAGGTGCGTTGCGAAGTAGCCGAACACGTTGAGTTCGATGTTCGCGGGTCCTTGCTTTTCCTCGAACCGGAACGTCAACAGCGGGGACTCCCACACCCACAAATCCGCCGAGTTGAGGATGAGGATTTGCGAGTCGCCGGCTGCCACCCCGGTCATCGCCCACGCGGGGACGAAGCTCAACCCGTCCACCATCCACGCTTGCGACCCGGCCGTCCCCACGCCCGCGGAGTTGACCGCGCCGACGCTCGGGAAGATGGGGCGCCCGGTCGAGTCGACCGACGTCGCGAGGATCGTGGTTGCGTTCTGCCCCATCGCGACCGCGTTGGGGGATGCGAACCGGTTGAATGGGTACGCGGCCAGCCGCGCCCGAATCCCGGCGATGAGCGCCGGGGGAGTACCCGAGGAGCCGACGTAAGTCGCCGCCTGCGCCCCCGAGGGGACAAACCCGGTTGTGATCGTTCCGCCGGCGCCGTTGGCACCGTTGAGCAGCGTGTACACCTTTGCTTCGGTCTGCCGCGCGTAGGACTCACGCATTGCGGCGAGTGCGATTTGGTCAATTGCCGGGTTCGCCGCGTCGACAATCTCACGCGACAAAACCAGCCGGCCAGAAATGGCCTGTGGGGTGACCGTCTTGGTGCCGAACGCCAACGAACCGTCGGAGGGGTTCGTACCCTCCACATGGTCGGCGGTCGCGCCCGTGGCCGACGTGAACGTCGGGACCGTGAACGGGGTCGCGTTGCCCAAGTCGCCCTGGGACGCCATCGAAACAAGCGGCCGGCCCTGTTGCAGCTGCGTCACGTACAGGTCCGGGCGGTAGCCCGGGGGCACGACCTGCGCGGCCGTGGTCGTGGTCTGCGGCGCGAAGGAGTGCAGCTGCTCGCTCACCAGCTTGGTCATGTCCTCGGACTGTTGGCGGTACTTCCTCAGGCGCTCGATTGCGTCGTCGTCGTGCTCGCGCGCCGCGTACCACGCGTCGCGAACCAACGAATGCCCGAGCCCGTTGAACCGGTATACGGGTTCCTCGCGGGTGACTTGGAAGCGCGAAGCGCGCACCGCCCCGGGCCCCTGCGTGGCCGGTCCCATTTCCTCAAGCGCCGTTTTCATGCCGGCGGCGATTGACTCACCGACCGATGTGGCAAGCGATGCGGTGAGCGCTTCGTGCGAGGTTGTGATCCGGTCGGCCAGCTTTTCCATGGCCGCTTCGAACGCGACCGTTCCTTCCTCTTCGGTGGTTCCCTTTTGCTCAAGGTCCATCTTCATGCCTTCCTCACGAGCGGCAGCGATGTGCTCGACCCGAGCATCATCGAACGCCGGATAACCCGTCAGCGCCGACGCCCGTAGCGTCGCGCTTTGTACCAACCGCACCGAATCGTCGGTCGGGTCGGGCACCCACCCGTCCCCCGAACCTTCGAAGTCGATTTCGACCGAGAGCCCGTCCAAGATTCCTTCGCCGGCGAGCGATAGCGCTTTGTCGCCATCGATCCCCGGTGCAACCCTGAACGTTCCCTCTAAGCCGCGGGGGCCGTCCTCCAAGCGAACCGCCACCCCGACCGTATCCTTGCGCTCATGCCCTAGGTTCAGCTTCACCCGCGATTCACGCGACCAATGAAGCGACCCCTTTGCGAATTTCCATTCCGCCATGCCCGACCGCGCGATTTCGCCCCACGGAACCATGAGCCCCGAAATCGTCCGTTTTTCGGGCGACACCTTGAACGATTGCGCGACTTCCTCATCCTCAACGAACGTGATCGACTCACCCATCGGTCGGTACCTCCATCGGTGCGGCGGCGGGGAGCATCGCCGGCGGGGTCGCCGCGGCCCGCTGGGCAGCGGTGAGCGGCGGGCGGTCCTCAAGGTCGCGAATCTCCTCGGCGGTGTACGCGCCGACTTCCTTCCCGACCTTGTAGGCGTTCATGCGTCCCAGGGTATCGGCTCGGAGGAAGGAATCAAGATTGACCTTCGCTTCATATCCGCGCGGCAACACGTCGTGCATGGATAGCCGTTGCTCCAACGCCGCCCGATATGGGGCGAACGTAAAGTCAATCATGTCCTGCCGGCGTTGTTCGGAGTTTTGGTAGGTCCGTGACGTGGTCGAAACCCCCAAATCCTCGGGGTCGACCCCGGCGGCGCGGGCGATTTCCAAAACCGCATGCTGCCGTTGCTCCGCAAGCTGGATTTGCTCAGCGTTGAATTGCAGTGCCTTTGCTTCCCACGCGCCCCCGACGTAACCCCACACCCGACGGGACCGGGATTCCTCCCACTTGTCCAACAGCCCCGTGATCAGCGTTTCATCCTCGTTCGGTCGGGTTCCCTCTTTCGGGGTGAAGTACCCGAGCGGCAGCGGTTCGGCCGCGTAGCGGGACGCGGCTTGGTCCAACGACAACGCCGAGCGGATCGCCCGCGCGGCATGGGTCAAAAGCGGGGGGTTTGGTGAGTCAAACCGGATCAGTTCGTTATCGGGGACGGGTACGCCGTCCACATACACTTGGCCGCTCGATGACGGGCCCACCCCGTTCACGGGTGGGGTCCACCCCGATACGTACACCCGTGAAGCTCCGACGTGCATTGCGGAAACGGGGAAATCGTGCCAGCCGAACGCCAACACCCGCCACCAGGAGATGCCCTCAAACAGCAAGTCCTCATACGTGTTGGCATACGTGACCACGTTGGGCACATCGGGGTCGATTTGGTCGAATAGGGTCGTCGGTGAAACGATCCGGTGTTCCTTGTCGCGTACATGAATCGGTAGGGTCGCCAAGGTCCCCGCGATGAGGTTCCGAGCCCGCAAAACGGCCGGCACTTGCAGCGCTTGGGACCGTGAGATGCGCGGCGCGATTGACCCGGCGCCGGTCATCGCTTCGCGCATTTCCGCGGGTATCGTCACTTCGAATTGCGCGGCCGGCTCGGGGGCCGACATCGGGAACACGTCGCGGAACTTCATCCGACCGCCGACGGTAGGACGATGGTCGGGGTGGGGGAAGCGGCCGTCGCGAAATGCACCGCGAACACCGCCGCAACAAGCGCCCGGGCCCGGTCGGTGATTTCGTACCGCTCGCCGGTTTCCGACGTCTTTCGCGTGGCCGATAGCGCATGAGCGCGAAAGGTCGGGTCGCCGTCGTGCATGATCGCCCCCGAGCGCAGCATCCGGTCAAACGTCCCCGACGCGGCGGCGAGCGCGACCGGCGAGTGCGGCGCCTGAACCATCGGGAGCCCCTTGGACGCGAGTAGGTCGGCCGAACGTCCGAACGCCCCGAGGGGGTGGTAGACGTCCTGCACGTGGTAGCGCTCCGACAATTCCACCAACCGTTCCTCGGTCCTCACCAGGATCGAACCCTCACCGGGCTCGATAACCTCCACCCGTACCGCTACACGGTCACCATCCCTCACCGACGCAATTGCGATAGCCGCATTATGCCCCACCGAGGGCACCAAAACTACACGGTCGTCATTCTCGACCGCTCCGATGTCGACCCGCAGGGCGTCCCATTCCTCGGGCTTTATCGGTTGATCGTCCGTCCCCGCCGGCAACCCGCATACGAACCGACGCCAATGGCCTGGGTTCATGGCGGGCGATTCGTACTTCCGCTTGAGTTGGGCGACCGTGATCGCTTTGAGGGGGTTTGCCATCTTCACGTCGCGCATGACGTCGGGGGACCGGTCCTCGGGCACGGCGTACTCATGCAGAACGTAGTCGCGGCTCGCCGCGCGAAGGTGCGCCCCCTTGACCTTCACCGTCGTCGCGTCCAAGCGCATTTTCCGCCGTACCTCTTCAAACTCCCCATCGGGCTCGCCGGCGGTCGAGATGGCGACCAGCTGCCCCCCGCGTTTTTCGATCTTCCCCCGCCATGTCCGATAAAGCCGCAAGGTCCGGTGCCGGTGAAGCTCCTCCAACAGCGCAAGCGTCGGGATGATGCCGTCGCCCGTCCGGTCATCCGCGGCGAACACTTGGATACGCGACCCGACCGCATCGCACCGGATACGGCGGTACCCCTCTTGGCACTTGAATATCCGCTCGATTGACGGCGACCGCTCCACGAACCCCGCCGCGGCGAGATACAACCACTGCGCTTGGTCGCGCGAGCTTGCCGCGACCGGAACCGACGCCCCCCGCTTGAATTGCGCGTGGTACAGGATCAGCGCGCCGGCCAACGTGGTTTTGGCGTTGCCCTCGGGGATGACCAACCACGATTCGGAGTAGCCGGCGAATAGGTCCCTGACGAACGCCGCCTGGAACGGTTCAAGGGTCCACGCCGCCCCCGAATCAAGGACCAAAGTCGACGCCCACCGGCGGAAATGCGCGACGGTGAACGGTTGGGGGGTCATGCGGGCTTTATCTCGCGATTTACGCTGAAAGGATTCTTCCTC